CTTGGATAGAGGTGCTATTGACGCAGCTATTTACATGGCTACTGCAGGTGAAGCAGATGTAGCGTTCAGCCGTAGGGCTGGTACAGGACACTTCTGGACAGACACTATCAAGGAACTCTTCAACGTTGGTCGCTACGGTGACTCCTCGGCTGTTGACAACCTAGGTGGTGCCACTATCAATGTCTTAGGCGACACTGCTGCAGATATGGGTGATGTAATCAAATATGCATATGCTGAACGTGGGTTAGGTCCACTGACAGAGAATGCTTTCATTGGTATGGCTAAGAACGTCTCTACTATTAACAACACTCTTAAAGCCTATATGGCTTGGAAGTATGGAGTGATCCAGTCTACTGAAGGTAACTTCACCTTTGAAGTAGAACCAACTGAAGCTTTCGCTGCTGCTCTTGGTATTCCACTAGGAGAAGAAGCAGACCTGTCGGCTAAGATGGATTGGTTAGCTAATAGAAAAGAGAACAAGGAAGAGATTGTAAACATCCTTAGACAATACAGGATTGCCCTTGCTAATGACTGGGGGGATCGTGAGAGGATCAGGAATGAGGTTAAAGCTGTTATGATGCTTATTCCACCTGAACTGGTCGATGAGGTATTGGCTGATGTCTACAAGTTCGACAATGACCTACTCTATGAAAGTGTTTCCAAATCTATTGAAGAAAAGAAACGTAAAGACGAATATGCTAGAAAAGTACGTAAACAAGCAGAAGAGGCCCAAAAATAATGGCTAGTTTAACTGATACACTACAAACTTCTGGATTTAAGAAGCCTGTGGTAAATACTACAGTACAGCAGCCTGATATCTTTGGCACTATTGCTGATACTGCTGATGCTTTTATTAATGCTAGAGCTAGTAGTCGCAGCAAAGGTAACCCTGAAGCTGAAGCCAGAGCTGCTGAGAAGCATGAGGACTGGAGACAGGATGAAGCTGCTAAGAATGAGTTAGCTAGAGGTGCTTACAATATTCTCTCAGAGGATAAAGCAGAAGCTAAGCAACTAGTAAATGCTAAGAACTCAGGGGCAATCTCTGAGACTGGGTTTACTGTACGTTCTAAAGCTCTTGTGTCCAGACTTATGAATAAGTATGAAGGTAGTGAGTACGCTATCTACCAAGCTTTGAGTGAGGTGGGTCTTGATGATCCCCTCTTCAGAGGTATTAGAGCAGAGGAAGCACGCTTCACAGCACAACTTGATGAAGAGACTGCTACTAATGCAGCCTTCACTAAAGCAGCTACTGACTCTGGTATCAATCCAGCACTATACACTCCTGAGGAGTATAGAGAAAAGGGCCGTACAATCTTACAAGCTAAGGCTGAGATTGAGAATGGTATGAAGCTGCATGAGTACGAAACTGCAAAGAACACAGCTAATAAAGCTCTTATTGATAAGATTGAGTACAACGTAACATCCAGTGTTATCCAGAGCTTATCTCCTAAGGCTTCTGAGTTAACCAGAGAGCTTCAATCTATTATTGCTTCTGCTGGATCGGACGAAGAGTTAGTTGCTCAGATGATGGAGCTTGGGCCTCAGTACCAGAATGTAATTCAAAGCTATAAGCTTGATGCTCTGGCTAAGGTTTCAGGCTTTGCTCCTGATCAGGTAGAGAGAATCAACTCCCAATTTGCTATCTATGAGAATATGATTGCAGACTCTATGAGTGGTGATCTGTCCTCAGCTAAACTTGCTGCTGAACGTCTCAAGTTCTTGGAAGATAGTAATGTACTTCTAGGTCATGAGGTTGCACCCGCATATATGGCATTACTTAATATCGCAGGTCCAGCAGGTTCTGGTGAGATAGTCAAGATTTGGACACAACAGAATGAGATTGCGGACGAACTTACTGGTCTTGTCTCTAAAGGTCTTACAGATATTGTTAATGGACGTCAAAGCCCAGAGGCTCTAGAGACTCGTGGTATATTAGACACCTACCAAAAGGCTGCAGAAGATCCTGCCATTCTAAATGTAACTGATCCTGATAAAGCTACTCAAGTAGTCAAGATGCGTTCTCAATCAGCTCGTATCTCAACTAAGCAGTTGAATGATAATCCTGACAATGTGGCGATGCAGACCCAGTTTGCAGAAGATATGCGGGTAGTTTCTTACTCTGCTGCTTCAGTCCCGGATACTGTAGCTACTGAAGGTTATGTCAAGAACGTGGATAAGATTCTATTCAATCCCGGTACTATGGCAGCACTAGACTCTCTCAGCCACTCTCAACCTGCTAAGGCAGCTATAATTAAAAAGAACCTCACGACGGCTATATACAATGCGTCGGAGGCTCAAAAGAGAATAGCTAGTAATTTCGGGGCTCAGTTTGGTAGTAACAGAGGTACTGGTAGAAGTGCTGGCCCAACTAGTTCCAACAATCCTAGGGCTAAGAGTGTAGCACCTACACTAGTCTACAATGATAAGACTGGTCTATATGAACAGACTGCTGGTCAGTTAGGTTCTACTGGTAACTCTAGAACTTACTTCGATGATGAAGTTGTGAGACTGAACAAGTTCCTAGACTATGGTGTACAGCTTGGTGATGAGGTAGGTATCTTCCCACCTGAGTTCAAGACTTATAAAGAGAAGAGAGATTTCCTTGCATCAGGTCAACTGAGTGATGAAGTGTTACAAGGGTTAGAGGATCGTACGGTTAGCAGCACACCTAGACCTACCAAATCTCCTAAAGAGATGACCGCTAGCGCTATCGAGGCTGTTAATGCTGATCTTAGAGCTTCAATCTCTAATAATGAACAAGCACGAACAGTTGCTAAATTCTCTTCTGGTTTAAAGCAGAAAATCTACCAAACCGAATCTGGTAATGATTATGACAAGCTTTATAATAACTCTGAGAAAAGTGTCTTTATGACTATCAAACCTACAGAGATGACAATCAAAGAGGTATTAGCTTTCCAAGACCCATCAGGTCCATATGCTCAGTATGTAGCAGAGAATAACGATGGTGTTATATCTACTCCTGTTGGCGCTGGTCAGGTAGTTGGCACTACTCTCAGACAAGCTGCTGAAGAGTTAGGTATTCCTTTAGATACTTATTTCACACCAGAGGTGCAAGATATAATTGTAGAGCACCTTATTATGAAGAGAGTAGAGGAAAGCCTCAGAACAGGTAAACCTCTTAATGAACTATTAATTAAAGAATTTAGAGGATTAGATGGACAGCTTTAATGTAAAACACTGGAGCCACCTCAGCCCTGCTCAAGTTATAGAGTGGAAAGAGTTGGCCCCTAACTTCTCACCAAACGAACTCGCTTCTAAAGGTAATCGTTCTCTCTTCATTGTCAAGGACGCACTCGTAGCCCTCCAAGCTGTGAGAGATAAGTGGGGCGGTCCCATCATTGTAAATAGCGCGTACCGTGATCCGGCCTATAATAAGCTTGTTGGTGGTGTCAAAAACAGTAAGCACATAAGTGGTATTGCCTTCGACCTCGCTATCGACAATCAAGAAATGGGGAGGGAACTTGAACGTATAGCCATAGAATGTGGGTTTAGAGGTATTGGGCGTTACAACACCTTTATCCACATTGATAAAAGGCCACGTAGAGCTTCTTGGGGGAAATGGTATGTTTAACCTTTTAAAAGGAAATATATTGATTTGGCTAGTTCCTCTGCTTTTCGCACTTTGGGTATCATCTCTAGGTCTTGTGTACCTGAAAGGTGAGGCAAACGGCGAAGCACAGTGTCAAGCAGAGCAACAGCTCTCTCTAATTTCTGGTCAAGAGAATGTAATTCAAGAGCTTCTTGCTCTGAAGGAGTCTCAAGAAACTTTTTATAATAATCTTCGGGAGACAAATGAAAACCTTTCTAATGAGTTAAAGAATAAAATTGAAAATAAAGAAACTATAATCAAGGAGAAGTTAGTTGAAAAACCTGTTAAAGTTGTCGGGGATTGTTCTATTGACTACGATGCTGTACGGCTGCACAACGACCTCGCAACCGCAGGCAACGACTAAGATAGAGTATATCTCAGAACCACAACCAGTACCTCCAGAGGTCTACTTAGTAGAGTGTCCTGAAGAGCTGGATACAGTAGACATAACCAAAGAGTCATGGGACTCACTGTCTGCTGAGGGGCAATTAAACCTAATAGATAAATCTAAAGCAAGATGGGCACTAGAATATCAAAAATGCAAGTTAACACACAATGAACTCGTCAGATGGCATCGAACTAATGACAAATAACATTTTAATGAAAGGAGTTGAGTTCGTGGTACACACTTATGAATATTTTGCTCTCTCCTTTTTCTTGGCGAGTGTAGGGCTCTTTTTGCCTGATAACAAGGATAGAAAAGAATCTATAGGGTACTTTGTAGCCGCTATAATACTGGGTACAGTATCAGGCTTTACAGCTAAACATACACCTTTCCTAGCAGACTTCGACTTTCTTCTTTCAGTACTAGGTACTATATCAGGTCCTGCAACTTATGCAATGGTTAGACGTAAGACTCTAATTGACTTGCTTAGAATGTATAAGACGGCTGAGAAAGGTAAACCAGATACAGGAGACAAGAATGAAGATTAAGAGAAAAGCACCAGCTAGGTCAACAAGAATGCAGAAAGCTTTGAAGAGTTATAGTAACTCAGATATGCAGCCTGATAAGGACTTGAAGAAGTTATCTAAACAAAGGTCATTCTCTAAAGTTGTCCAAGCAAGCAAGACCTCTAATATCCCCGGTACAGTAAGTAATAGGCTTAAGTCCGGTAATAGATACGAGAGGGCTGATGCTCAAAGAGAGTTGAACTCATACCAGAAGCACCGAGACTCTCGAAATGCTGCGGCTAAGTTCAAACGAAAGAACAAACGATAAAAAGAACCCCCACTGGAAATCTCCGGCGGGGGTTTTCTTTTATGGCTCTAGAGCATCCACACGGGTGTCTAGGTCTGTAAGGCTTGAGTTGACTATTGTTAGAGATGTATTTACAGAAGCTTGTTTAGCAGCTTCTTCTCGTTCAACTTTCTTGGCTCTTTTCTTCAGATACCTCGGATTTTGCCTTCGGCTTGTTCGATCCTTTTTTGTCATTCTCTTTCTTTCTTAGTGTTGCTAATAGGATTTCTTTATCACGTACAGAGGTACAGTGTCCAATACACTCACCTTTCTCAAACACCTCCCACATCTGTGTTGAAGGGTTCTTACTAGCCTGATATATCGACGACTTCACAGAATCCTCCTGAGCAGGCGAGTTCTTGGCTTCCTTTTGTGGTGTCTTCATTCTCATAATCCTTTAATTTACTCCAGTCAATACTTAACTCAGGAGCTTGTTCATACTCTTCTTTAGTGATGGTCTGATATGGTGCCTGCTGATATACATGGTCATCTTTAGGGAGTAGTGCAATACCACTAACCTTATCAAAGATACGATATACATTAGCGCCCATTTGAACCCACTCTTCTTCCTCGATAGAGATTGTTACAGAAGGTTTATGTTCACACCACTTGTCTTGAATATCTTCCCAAATCCAAAGGTGTTCATTACAATTATTTAATTGTTTACTACCTTCAGGACTCTTTACGTAGAAAGAGAAGACCGTTGTATCTTTAGGTCTGGTTACATCAGGTTCATTAGGAACACCTTGATCAATTAGGAATTGAGTCATAGGGTCTTTATTATCACCACGAACTGTTCTAATATAATACTCAGAGTGTCGTGGGTGCATACCTGATGCAGAGTTGACTAACTGTGATACAGTACCACTCGGCTTAACACAAGTAACAGAAGCAGACTGATTAATACCAAATATGTCAGCGTAGACTTTGTTTCTCTCGACTGCATAGTTTCTAAGAGCTTGTAAACTTATTTCACCAGAGAGTAGTCCGGGGTTATCAAAGATTCCGGTGAGGCTGACTCCAAGAAGCCTTTCTTCTTCGCAGTTATTTTGCCAGACTTTTCGGAGGTATTTAAAGTCTGTCCATCTTGATTGGACTGTTCCGAGGAAGACTGCTGTGTCGATTTTTCGTTGAAGGCTATCAAATGTGTCATCGTGTCTGACAACGACTTCAGTAAGGTTGCAGAACTGATAGGGGCGGAGGATGATTTCGCTGCATGGATTAGTCCCAAAAGCAATACCTTCAGATTCCCTTCGTTCAGTTCTCTCAACTTGTCTACGCACTGCAGGGCGTGAAAAGATGCCTCTTTCTCCTGATTTTGACTCATAGATATTATACCATTCTTTCATGAATTGACCGACTGAAGGTTTCTCTTCATAGACGGCTGAGTTGTTAGCTAGTGCACGATGAGGGTGTGTTACCCACCACTGACCTGTCTTGGCCTTAGCCATCTCATGATCATCAAGATCACTTAGGCTGATAAGAGCACTTCGTCTAACACCACCGACAACAACAATTTCGGCTGTTTTGCATATAAGATCGTGACACTCAATTGGTTTGAGTTTACGACCCTTAGCGTTAGTGATTGTATCAATTGCGAATCTAAAAAGGTCTTCGAGGGGCTGAGGACCACTGGCTCTCCCACCAAAAGTTTTGAGACGAGCGCCCGCCGGTCGTACTTTACTTGTATCCCATTTAGGAATTTGTCCACTGTAAAGAAGAGCGAGTAATTCCCTGAAAGCTCTGGCCCACCCTGCTTTACTGTCCGTAACTTCAATCGTTGTGTCAGTTGTTTCAAAATGCTCATTAACGATTGGTAACTTATCTGTGTTTGACTTCTCGACACTGTATCCTACTCCTGTACCACACATAAGAATGTACATAGTTTCATCAAAAGCACGGAGACTATCAACAGGAAGATATGCACAGTTGTAACCTGCTACATTATCACGAGATAAGGCGGGACCAGCAGTCATAAGAGCGCGCATAGAAGGCATTACTTCTAGGTTTTTGATAGCATCCATAGAATCATTGATTTTAGATACTACTAAGTCATACTCTTCTACAGAGACCCCTAGATTTGGTAAACCACTGGTGTCATTATACACGTAGTCTACATAACGTTCTACAGTTTCAGGCCAAGTCTCTCGACGGTTCTCGTCTTCCAACCACCTAGCATATCTACTAAGTGCAATAAAGTTCTGATAATCATCCATCTACAAACTCACCGTCTTTAACCTTATATTCTTTTACTTTGTCTATTTGAAAGTCTCCTACAAGTCTTAAGTAAGCTCTGCCACCATCTATGGAGCATCCATCACCAGTACTTCTAAAATCGTGGGTGCCTTGACTATACACACTATTGTAGGTACTGAATTCCAACTCTTCTACTTTATCAGCATTACCAATATAGACAGTGCTTCCATGAGTAGTGATACCGAAATATCTGTTGCCAAACTCAGGATGTGGGGAACCATCTGCTCTATAGAATACGTCATAGATATGACCATAAGGTTCTAGTTCAGTGGTGCATACATATTTAATATCTACATTATCTTTTAGAGAGTAGTATTCGATTACCTTGTCTTTATCTATATTAGGTGTGTGTTTTACAGCTTCATCCATCGGTTAAATTCTTCTTTGGTTTATTGTCTTTCAATAAATATAAAGCCTCTTCATAACCAATATCATCAATAATAAATCTTAGAATATCACAATGTGAATTTGTATCACTAATGATGTAACACTGTTCAAGATCTAAATCATTAACTCTTTTAAAGGTTAGATCAGACATCTTCACTAATGGTGTTTTAACTTCACCCATTTTGTTTTTCCTTTAATTTCTTCTGAAGCTGTTCGAAGAACCACACCTTCTGTGCCATAATCTTGTTAGAAGGGTCCTTACCAAGTTCAGTACCTGCACCTACTACGCGCATCTCTTTGGTCTGCCAAGGTGCTGTGTATACTGTACCTTCGTGTTCATAAGTAAGTCTCCAAGTTCTTTCGTTCTCTTCGATCTTTACTTGTTGTTTAAAATCTTCAAATCTCATGTTAACCTCAAAGGTCTAATAATTCTAACGTGGGTGGTGTCATACCCCCACTTCTCCATCTTTCGATATAGTGATTCTGGAACCCAGTAAATCAAAGAACTCTCGCTGTTCTTCAGTAGATGTTTCGCTGACGCCTTCGCTTTCCTTAGAGTCTCTAGGCTTACGTCCTTCTGTGACATTAATCAACATCTCCACATAGTGTGCAGCTTTCTTCAAGTCTTCAACACCATTCTTCTCATTATATCTCATTACATACTTAATGACATTACCTACGAGCCAACCGGGACCTACTGTTTCTACAATAAAGTCCACTGGTTGAATATCATACTGCTCGTAGTGGGTTTGACGTTTAACGTCAGTCACATTCTACATCCAGTGTTAGGAGTACTTCATCCGCTAGGTCCACGTAGTGTTCTTTAATTTTGTCATCAAAAGCTTCGTAGACTTCTCGCATTCCAATGCCAAGGAATTCAACGAGTTCACCCGGTGTGAAGTGCTTATCCAATCTTCTATACATTTCATCCATGATTTAACCATACATCTCTTTCAGTCGTTGTATTGAGACCCATTCTAGGTCATAGTTACCATCTTCAACATTGTGTTTAATAACAACACCTCTACGCCAGAGATAGTTAGTATTAGCTGCAAAGTCCGGGTCATAGTCTTGGAAGACACCACAGAATAAAGCATGGGACCTTTTTCCCTCTACGTTTGATTCTGTTTTGTATTCAAATGTGTGAGTATGTCCCATAGTACAGGAGGCTCTTTGACGTGTAAGTAGGCTATTAGCAGAGGAAATAGGACGACCCATAACACCGGAGACAAAGTAGTGGGTATAATTAATCCCATCAATATTTACAACTTCGTTGAAGGGGTGTTCTTCCCAATTATATTCCTTTGATTGTAGATCAGAGAGTCCAATAGTTCCCTCAAGTAGTTCGGGTTCTCGGTCAATTGCACGGACAATTCTGTATTCGTGATTGCCAAGGCACCTAACAAATCTAGGAAGTTTCCTTTTTCGTTTACGGAGAGGTGAGAGAACTCTATCTTGAGCTTCAATACCTGCTGCAATATCGTCCTGATATCTTCGTCCGTGAAAACCCCTAGTCCCCTTATCGTATGAACAAAGTGATGCCATGTCGAACCAATCCCCGATGTCAATAACAACGTCAGGGTTGACGTCCATGATGAGTTTTGATAGATAGGAGTATCGCTCATTACTGAAGTCCGGGTGTGCATGGCTATCAGGAATTACTAAGTGTGTCTTAGACAATAGGTCTCCATCCTTTTCTAATTGTATCAAAAGGTATTGGAGTATAATTGATCTGTTCTACAGACACATTTATATACCTTTCATCTGGGGTTCCGTCTAGGTTTCTTACTATATTACTATGTAGGTGTCCGTGTATATTTCCAGAACACCATCTAGCAACACTTTCAGGGTGTATTGGTATATGTGTTAGAATAAACGTATCTAGTTTATGGCTTCCTCTGATGTCGTCAAAATAAGGTAGATAATCTCTAAGTTTAAAAATATCATGGTTACCTTTAATCAAAACTTTTCTACCATTAAGCCTATCTAGTGTTTTAAGACACCTTCTATTAATGACTACATCACCTAGATGATAAACCCTGTCTTTTTCTTTTACTACACTATTCCAATTTTCCACCAAAGCTTCATCCATTTCATCAGGATTATTCCAAGGTCTTAGAGGCGTACCATCACCTCTTTCAAAGTGAGTAACACCTTTATGTCCAAAATGTGTGTCACTGATTAGGAACGTATTCATTTATCACCTTAAATCTTTCTTTTTAAAATCACCTGCCTTAAGCCACTTAAATCCATTACGTTCTGCCCATTGTGCGTGTGTCATTCTCTTTGTTCCGGGGACTTTCTGGTCAGGGTTTGCGAAGACGAATACAAATGTAACATCTGGATTACACTTCTTCACATGGGAGTACTTAGACCGGTCATTTGGCATAAGTACTCCCTTCACTTCTAGATGAATACCGCTCTCAAGATTAAAGTCGGGAGTATAAGTCTTCTCTACAACATAAGGAAATTTTTCATCCTCGTAGGAAAACTCGACCTTCATCTTTTTAAGGCGAGCTGCAACCAGAGCTTCTAGCCGAGAGCGGTAACCCTTAGTCCTCTTCCCTCTGGAATGGGACATATTAGTTCACTGTTGCCAGTGGTCTTGCTACTACAGAGATGATACGATCATCAGGAATAGCCAAGATTGGTGTAAGAAGTACGTCTGTATAGTTCTCACAGATTGCAATGAACTTAGCCATACTAACTAAATAACCTTCAGCCGAAGCTGTTTGTTGTGAGTTTTCTCCATTGAAGTAAGTAATGTCAAAGATTCTTGCTGGCGGGGTTGAAGACTCTTCTTGCTTTCCACCGTCGAATACTGTAAAATCAGTCATATATTTCTTTCTTATATTGCTTCAGGAACGTTCGGTTCCTTAGTTACTTCTGTTAGAAAGACCGGACCAGTAGAGTAGATAAATGTTCTGAGCCCTTTACCGTTGTTTGCGTCTTTCCAGCAATGTTTCTTAAATGGGCAGTATGAACAGTTTACACCTAGTTTCATATTCCCACTCTTACCCATAGGTTCTGGATCATAGCACTTCGGAGGTGGTGTATTACTTTCTAGAGCTTCTCTAGCTTTGTCAATACGTACCGAAGGGAAGTGCATCTCCAATTCGTCTAAGTCCACAGGCATGAGAGCAAGATCACCTGTTTCCTTGTTAATAGCCAGAAAGCCTGAACCTTCTAAGGTTCCTTTAAGCTCATCTGACTCTGCATAACCTGATAGTTGGTGCATGTAACCAAAGGCATCGTTTTCTGCTAAGGTTCCGTCTGCAAACTTCCTGAAGGAAAACTTGGAGGCAGACTTAACATCAACTAGGTGCCCATCAATCTTAGCATCAATGTGGCCTAGGATACCGTTAAGAGAGACTTCTTGTTGCTCATCTTCAACCGTGTGCCCTGCACATTTAGTAAGGAAGAGTGTCACCTCTTCAAGAATATCACCATAGAGGAACTTAAAGAGAGTATTCCCTCTAAGCTCTTCTCTGGGGATACCATCACCTTGGTTCTCATACCAGAGTTGACGAAGAGGTTTACCAATCTGAGACATCCTTAACCCGGATGAACGGCGCTTCTCAGTGGATAATCTACTCTTCATCAACTCTCGCATATTCCCAGCAAACTCATCTAAAAGTTCATCTGAGATATCTTGACCATCTTTTAGTAGTGCGTAGATGTCATCTACAAGTGTTGTAATTTCTTTTTTCATGTTAGGACACCATATACGCAAATAATACTAAAAGGAAAATGCAAACTATTAGGTCAGTCAAATATAGCCTTAGGCCAAAGGAAGACATCGTAGAGATAGTCTTTTAAGTCGATTGTAAAGCCAAAGGTTTGGAAGGTAAGGCAGCCATAAAGAAGGCCACCACCCAAGTAAAGACCAATTAAAAAACTAATCATTCTTCGTCCCAATTCTCTACTACTTTAGTGCCTTCAGGATCAATATCGAACTCTTCACCATCACCCTTGGATTCATAAGGCACATGCTCACGAACTAGGATTGTAATAGCAGAGGGTTTGAAACGTTGTCCTTTACGGTCATTGATTTCATTGATACCATACTTAACGTCTACGATGGAACCATTACCAATCAGCTTACTCTGAGGCCATGCCATACCATCTGCGGCAATGACTTCAATACGCTTAGCTGGATCACCATTACGCTTCAATTCACTACGACGATAGGTCCAGATATTATCGCCATTCTTTTCACGAATGTACTTGGCAGTAGTCACACCAGCATTTTCCATCTCTGCAACCTGCTCGTCAGTCAGAATGAAATCAACTGTCCATTCGTTACCATCAGTAGGTTCATATTTAGGAACTGGATCACCAAGAATTTTTGCCCAACGCACTTCTAAGTTTTTAATAATCATGTTGTTTTTTCTCTTGTTATTTTGTATTGTAATAGTATTATAGCAGTTATTTAGCGTTATGTCAACTGATAATTTCCAATTTCTCCATTAATGTATTGTAATCTTTAATGTGTTTCTGCCCAGCTTTTCCCAATTGAATAATCTCCTGTCATTGGTACTAATAGATTAAGTTGTGGTGCTGCTTCTTCCATAGCCTGCACTGCAGTTTTACCTACATCTTCTGCACACCATTCAGCACTATCATACTGCCACTCATCGTGGATATCACCAACCTTCATTACATCGAATCCATGTTGCTGGATTAGACTATAGTGATTAATACAAGCCTGCTTCATAAAGACAGCGCCTGCTGGTTGGACTTTGTAGTTAAGAGCGGATCGCTCAGAAGGGCACCTGACATACCCACCATCGAGACATTTAAGGAATGTGTTGTTCTGTCTCCACTCTTGTTTAGCATCAGCCATAGCTTTGTTTAAGCCCGGTACAGCGGCCTCAAGTACACCAATGATCTTCTCACCCATGTTGGAGTCTAGACCGAATGTCTGACCAATCTTAGCCGGATATGCACCAAAGATATAAGCATAGAAGGCTGTCTTACATTGAGCCTTGGTGGATTCAAGACCTAATTGCTCCTCAATAGCATTCTTGTTCATGATATGAGTATCACCCATCATGTAATCAATATGCTGCTGTTGTCCGCCTAGGAAGTGGGCGAATAGGAGGGCTTCAAGAGACTTGGCATCAATACCTACGATAAACCTATCTGGTCGTGCAATCCAAAGGGACCTACACTCTTCACCGAACTTAGCTTTAACACTAGGTATATTTGCAGTATTAGGAGAGGAGTGAGTACATCTACGAGAGTTGGCACCACAGGTGAAGACAGACCCGTGAATACAAGAGTCGTCCCCTAGATTCTCTAACCAAGTATTGATCATGTTAGCTCTGCCGTTAAGCACAAGCCAGTCAGCGATCATTGATACCTCAGGTATACCACTCTCCTCGGCAAACTCAAGAAGGCTCTCCTCGTCCACCTGAGGATTACCACCACCCCCTTTAGGCGTCTTCTTAGTGAACTTAGTAGGCTTCCAACCTAGATCGAGAAGACGGTCAACCCTTTGTGCTGGCGAGCCGATGTTGAACTCAACCTCTTCCCACGTCTCATACGTCGTCTCTGACGTCCACTTAATTTGGTATTTGTCAACATGTTGTTGGTAGTATGCATAAGGTGTTCCATCTTGTTTTAAGCGATATTTGTATTCATTTACTTTCTTAGGCCACGGTGGAAACTTCTTTTTAATTTCCAAGCCTAAGTCGTACTCTTGTTGTCTTAAGTCTCTGTAGAGTTTGATAGCTGCTTTCTTGTCAAAGAGCCAACCATTACGTTCTTGCTCAGCAATGATGTGTCTGAACTTGTGTTCAATCTCACAGCTTCGTTCTGAGTAACCTCTCTGTTTAAGTCTGTTAATTAGTGCTCTAAAGACTTTAGCTGTAATCTCTGTGTCTCTTTCACAGTAGGTTACCATCTCATCAGTGAGTTTAGAGAAGTCGTGAAAGCTAATCTTTTCTAGTCCGAACCTCTCACCCCACGCTGCTAGTGAGTGTCCATCCTCTATTCGTGGGTAGTAGAGTTGGGATAAGACCATAGTATCAATAACATTATTGTAGTTGATACCTGCCATCCATAGAGGATTAAGAGCTTTAGGTACATCGTAACAGAGACCATTATGGGTTACATAAATGTAATAATCTTTATGGAACTCAGCCCAATCTTCTCTATTGTAAAGTCTTATTACCTCATCAGTCTGTACATTACGTACTACTGTAACCCAGATTCTGTCTGGTTCTAAGGAGTTACCCTCAACATCTACTACCCAATAACGTTCATCATAAGTTAAATACATGAACCTCTTTTCCGATATATTTCATAGATCATCTCTAAGACCAAGTGCTTGATCTAAAACCTTTCTGATTTCTCTGTTTCTGAATTCTTTTGTAGGTTTTTCTTTTATATATCCACACACAGTTGTGTACTTGTTATCAAGTTTAAAGACTATAAAGTATTTGTACTTTTGTTGAGAGAGACTCCACTCAAACCCAAAACTAATATTAAACTCAAGAGGTATTTTTATCTCACAAGGTACTTCCATCTTAAATACATGAACCTCTTTTCCGATTGATTTCATATAGTCAATCATATGTTTAGTACCTCTAGACTTACCATCCCAGAAAGCTAAGAGAGCATCTGCATAATCCCCCATTTCGATGTTACGGAGAATACCAGCCTTCTTTCCATGCTTATTCCATTTAGGTTTGAAGTAAGCAATAGGTACATCATTATCAATAGCCCACGCTTCTCCGATAGAGTCTGGGCCTTTAGCCGTACCACATACAATCTCACTTACATCAAAGGACTCAATAGTCTCTCTAATAAAGTTAGTGTCTGAAATCTTTCTAGAACCTGCTACGATATATTTCATAGAATATCTCCCCACACAATAATTGCCTTTTCGTCATTTTTATCTCATTAAGAATGTCTACTTGTTTCATGGGTACTCATCCTCAATAAGAGTGGCAAAGCAAGGTGCTCCTACTTTAAACACTTGAATCCTGTCACAAACTCTTGTGTAGAACTCTCCACCTGTTAGACCTATATCAAAAGCTCTGTCCCACCAATCCCATTCTTCGAAATCAAAGTAATCAATACAAGATTGAGGAAGATTTTTTAATAGTCTTTTTATCTTATCTTCTTCCCACACCTCAGATCTATAAATATTACCAATATGATAATCTGATCTGTCAGAGGACTTAGTGAAAAGTTTGGCAAAAGCTACATAAGCCTTCATACCTTCTTCAGATAGTCCATCTAATTCTACAGTTTTGTAGTTATCTCCATCATTCTCCCAAGAAGTAATCTTGACTAAATAACCTGCTTTAACTAGTGTTACCACGGAGCTTCTCCCATTTTTGCTTGGTTTGCTTGTTCTTCAGATATTTCCCGCTGAATGCCAGTCTCTGGATCATAGTATAGGTGACAAGCCAGTCCTGTTTCACCACAGAAGCGGTTCTCTGTGACGAAGACTTTGGTTGTGTTACGTTCAGCATCCGAAGAGGCCATCTTGTCACGCTCAAGTCTAATAACAATGTTAGCAAGTTGTTCAATTCCTTGTGTACCTCTGATCTGACCATCACGGTTTTGGTGAACCACTGCAATTACACAGATATTCAATTCCATGCAAAGGGTCTTGATCTTTGTTGAAATCTCATCAAGCTGTTTACGTTCATCACCTGATTGATCGGACACAAGAATAGAGATGTGATCTAAGATTATATACTTACAACCTAGTGCGTGCATGTGGTGGATTTTGTCCAGAACTGCCTGAACTGCATTAGAACCAAAGTGGTCCCAGATTACAATACGATCAGTGTTTACTGTTGCATCATAATATTTCTTGATGTCCTTAGGATCACAGGCATCCCATACATCAGGTAGGTGCAGTCTCTTACCTGCTTCAATGGACATAAGATTGAGAGCAGTGTCTCTGTTACTCTCTTCCAGTTTCATTAGACCAACCTTGGCATCTTCAGTATTCCTGAGGATATGGTGGGTAATGGTGCCTAGGAGTGTTGTCTTACCAACCTTAGGGGGTGCATTGACAACGATAAGCTCAGAGAGTCGGATACCGTAGGTCTTTACATTAAGACCCTCATATGGATAGAGGATAGTCTCATGCTGAGGGGGGTTGATGATGTCATCCCAAATCTCACTACCTAGTTTGAGACCAGCAGGAGTGTACTTACCTGCACGGAACCATTCATTCTTGAACTCTTTCTCTTTACCAGCCCTGAGATAGTCATTAGGGTCTTTGAATTGAGATAGGGTTACAATACGAACCTTACCTAGAGGGAATTGCTCAGCAACTTTGATAGCCGCTTCTTGTCCGGGGTAATGTGCTTTGCCTGCATTATCATATTTAGCTTCGTCTGCATCAAAGCAGATGACAATCTCATCAAATGAGTTGAGGTACTCGAAGTTATTCTTTACGTCAGTAACCGCCTGAGAGGAGGAACGGACAGATACAACAGGGAAGCCCCCATTCATCTCATAAGCCGCTAGAGCATCACACTCACCCTCTACAACAGTGATTGAGCGAGCAGACCCAGCAGGGAATACAGATTGACCGAACAGATCAAGTCTGGTGGCGTCCCCTTCAAAGAGGAAGTCTTTCTTATCTCTAAACCTTTTCTTGTTAGCAGTGTGTTTCCCATTTCTGGTGTAAGGGTAAATATGTACATACTTGTCTGCCGTGTTGTCGATGTACGTGACTTTAAATTTCTTGGCAGCGTTTACACCAATTCCCCTATCTTCGAGGGGGAGATGTTTCTCCGGGAGTGGAGTAATCTCTTTCTTGTTATTATAAGCTACTGCTTTCTCTGCAGCGGCTTGTGCTCTTACGTTCAAATTAGCATCACCTTTTTTATATCTTTTTGTGTGATTACATACGAAACAGTATTCATGGTCGTGATAGATATGGTTTCCATCAGAGGAACCACAGTTATCACAACTAGTCTTCAATTTCGAACAGCTCTTCTAGCTCTTCATCTTCCATATCTAAGCAAGCCTCAACCTCATCATTACAATCAGAGCAAGGCAGTACTTGATTATCTTCATCCAACTCAACACGAGTTAGAAGTGTATTACAAATATAACATCTCATATAGTTTCTTCTTTATAGTTGTTTGAGATTAAGTAGTCTATACTAAGGGTTTCACCCTTGGACCCAACAATACTAGGGTAGCATATTTTCTTCTTTTTGTAAAGTTACAAATTGTTTATATTTCTCAAAAGATAAAATCTTATAAGAAAATCCTTTATTATTTAGTACAGCTTTACTTAGTGTAGCTATAGCTCCTGACATAGAATTACTAAATGTTTCACTTCGGGGAGATACTAGATATGTTGACCCGGAATAGCCGTGGAAATGTATACCCCTTTCATCTTCTTCAAAAGATTTAATACCTGAATTAAGCCTCCAAGAAGACCCTTCCAGATATGTTCCAGACCATCCGGCCATAACCTTGTGAATGATTTCATCAGGGGTATTAATTTGTATGATCAACCAATTATCTGGGTAATATGTCATGCTAATAACTGCCTAAAGGCATCTCCATATTTAGTTAGTGTTGTACCTTCAAGTCCGGGGGCTGTATTAACCTCCAGAACAAAGGTCTTACCCGACTCTGTTTCGATAAGATCAACTGCCCCGAACTCTAGTTCAAAGTAATTGATAACATCTACTGCAGCCTTCTTAGACTCATCCATAGGTTGTTGTGTGTTACGGACAAAGATAAACCCATTACTGTGATTACGTATCTGCCAATTATCAGGCTCACGATCAGGGTCTCTGATCTTACGTTGGATGTCGATCACCTCATTGTCCATCACATGGATTCTATACTCTCGTTGCTTCTTTACATAACGGACGTATAGAGGGGCCTCAGGAGGCTCTTCGCCTTCTTGGGTAATGACGATGCCACGACCTTCCGAAGCCCTCAGAAGTGTACGAGAGACACATGTAGGCCATTCCTTGGCTACTTCAGGGTCTGTTGTGTACTCAGGTACTCGGAACAACTCAGTATCAGAAGCCTTAGCAAAGAATAGAAGCTTATTGGAAGCTGCCACAATCTTACTAGGTTTGTTGATCACTGAGTCAGGTTGATGGATAGGAATCTCACTGGCACCCCAATTAATCCACACATCACTATTGCGTGTGAAGTATCGGGAGTTCTCGTGCTTAATACGGGGGATATCCAGATACTCAGATAGAGCCCTTGCACTACGTGAGAAGGGGTTGTGTGTATAAATACGTTGTCTCATATATTAAATGTCCTCATAAGGGATATTCCACCGTACTTCCCGCCGAGGAACGTCCATTAAAACTTCTCCCCGCCGAGGAACGTTCTCTAAAGCCTCATATTGTGCTTGTAGAACTCCTTCCCGGCGGAAAATCTCATCCAAGATTTCCTCATCCTTGCTTTTCCCTGCTTTTTGTAAATGTTGCATCTCTTTAGTGTCTTCCACTTCCACGAAGGCAAAGGCAATATCTTGTGCAATTTCAAGACCTTGGTAGAGAAGTTCACTGAGGTTTGGAACATCCTTAACCTGCTCGTATACAAAAGGCAGATTCCATTGCAGGAAACCTACTGTACCTAGCTCAGAGAATTGTCCCATAATTTGTTGAGAATCTTCAAACACATTGGCTAGTGTGTAGATTTCTTTAAGTACCAAGACCCAATCTTGTATAGCTTTAAAGTCACCAGTACCTTTATGACACCTAACCTCTACTGTGCTGAATTTAGCAAGGGCACTTAGGTTGATGTTTGCATATTTCTCTGTTTGGACAATATTTTGATAGCTACCTGATGAAAAGGCTTCAACAAGTGTGTCTACAATACCATTACAATCATAAGCTCTCAAACAGAAATGATTACCTACCCTATCTTCTCCACCGAACCTCTCTACAAGAGTGTTCTCTAAGAGGTACATAAGTGTTAGGTATTTATGCAGGAACCTAATAGTCTTCCCGTGCATGTTGATATGAACATGTACACTAGTTCTATCAGATTCTTTAATATGCATATCCGCTGCTTTATTATCCAGCAGTTCCAAGGCTTTACCCATCTCTACTGAAGACATAGGTTTAGATACAAACTCAGCAGAGAAGCCTCTCAAAGACCCATCTTGTGTTGTATTCCAAGAGGGGTAAATATTATTGATAATGTCTGTGTTCAACCTTTGTCGAAATTCACACTCGATCTCTACACCAAACATAAGTTCATTAGATACCGGGGGCATCTCAGCATAGATATAAGTCTGGATGGTGTTGTCTAGAATAGATTTGGGGATTTTTCTAAGCGCACCGAATCTCATAATGTTCTTCCTTTTCTTTAAAGACTCTTTCAAGAGACTCTTTCAAATATGAAAACCGTGGATACAGAATAAAGACTTTGTTGGTCATGTCTACTTCACCAGCCTCTAGACCACGGAATAGTACGTGGGATGACAAAAGGGATACAGGTTTTACAGCAAAATTCTTACTAAAACCCATCCCAACGGGGTTGTCTATTGCTTCACTCACACTTGGATAGACATCATCCAGCATGTTTTTAAACCCATCTGAAAAGATATAGTCGTGGAATTCATAGTAAGGTGGGTCAGTATTATTTTCGTGAGAGACTGTCTTAAAATAAGTGTTGTTTGAGTTAATACCCGCCCGCACTCCTCGATAAGGTGATCGGCAAGCCCATACTAGACAGTTTTTCATATTTACCCACCCAAGTGTTACCTTAGGGTGTGGGATAGACAATCCTGTAATATTGAGCCTATCTCTATTACGGCCTACTAAAGACTCTGTAACAATAGAGATTTCAGTCTCATCATCAGCATCATCAGCATAACCGACTTCTTTTACATACACCCAAGCGCCCTGAATAGGTAGGACGGAACGACGAAGGCGTTGATGTGCATCATTTACTGTTGAGAATAACACTAGAAAGCTCCTTAGCTGTTTCACGATCACCATTGTTAAGAATATTCTGTACGTCACCACCAATACCTACATAGGCATACTTGTTGTCATAGAACTTCTCAACCGCTTTGATTGTAAGTTCATAGACACGATCCATCAGTTCGTCAGACTTCAACCAACTGTTACCAAGTGCACGGTATTCCATACCATACGGCTTAGGACGGAAAGCACCAGCCTTGTAGACCTTACGGCGCTCATCATCATCATCCCACTCAAGGGAGGCTAGACCAAGGTAACAATCAAGCTGACGTGCTAAAGCAGAACAGAACAAGATGTGTGCATAAGAGCCAGACTCACCATTGTAGTCCAGACCTACGTGTACATGGCCACCTGCAAACCGTGTGAACCGTGGCATCTCAGGGGTTCTGTTCATCTCACCCGGAGTCCAACCATTGAAGTCTGCATCACAACCGAGACGGAGGTTAACTCTAGGGATAGTTCTAAACTGTTCACGAGTAAAGCAAGCTGTTGGTGTGGGGTCCAGAGCAATATGGTTAGGGAGTTTCGACTGTGCAATATCCTGAACAATACGTAGATTAGAGATAAAGTCTTTACTACTTGTCACCGGATCAATATTCAATTCTGCTGCAACCCCGTCCAACTGAATGGCACCTCGCATCACTTGGTGGGGCTCCGCTTTAGTACCCGGAATCCAAGGGTGAGCACTTACATACTCTTTATTTGCCTCATCCCAACAGAACAGTTCGGGATCAGCACCAATGGTAACATTATGCATTTTGAGTTCCTATTGTGAATTGTTGATAGTATTCTAAGTCCTTACATTCAGGACACAAGTAAGAGAGACTTCTGTCATCGAGTAGTTGACATTCATCTCCCGGCCAGTTTACGTCAGAGTAGTTACAACCTGAACAAGCTTTATGCCTGATATGTTGCCTCCATTCGTAATCAGATAGGTCTGCAAAACCAGACGGTGAGTCTAGTGATGCAGAGTTACGACTAATTGGAGATTGATTTCCAGATGCTAGTGAAGAAGTTTTTTTTTCTTCCTCTGTTCTAGCTGGAATTTGGATAGTACCTTCGTAGGCTTTAATAAGGTCTGTCCAGTAATCTACTTCCTGACTCCATCCAATAACCCGCTTGGCTAAGGCTAGGTTATCTTCATAGCAGGAGTAATCCGCATTTTCAACCTGTTCTGACTTCTCTTTAATTCTTTTTTCAATTTTAAGAACTTCTCCGTCAGAAGTAGGGCAAGTTCTAAACACATGTTGTAGATATTCATCATTCTCAAGACGCTTGCGAGAACTCTCTAAATACCTATTCCACTCAGTACCTACCTTTACCTCTCTTTCGGAAGGTTCCCTTTTTTTCTTTTCTTCTTCGAGATTTACTACCTTTTCTTCTTCTTTTTTTTCCTCTTCGTCTATATCAACCCATTCACCATTAACAAGACGCCAAGTGCCACGCTCAGTATCAACATCGTCTGGCCAATAGTTATATCCCGCAACACTACTTCTTTGTCTAACAGGTTTTGGAGGGTTATTAGGGTGTCTGTTATATACTTGTTCACCCATAATAGTCCTAATTTCAAGGAAATCTTGGTCTTTTTTCCATTTATCTCCAATAAATTTAGGTAATTGGAGCTTATGAAGCTGATTTACAGGTGGAATCCAAGCCAAGTCTTTATCATGACGCAATTTAGGCTTATTGTGCCGTGTATACTGGACAGCAAGATGATAGATAGCTGGGTCAGACCCAAAGAAGAAACTTTTACCGTCATCAGAAAAACCATAGAAGAAAGGTCTTTCATTATTACGAATAAAGTTTAAGGTATGATCGCTTTCATCGTACCAGACAAGAGCATAAGCACCATGCAGACGTGCAATAGTTTCATCAACACCATGTTTGGCAATGTTATAGAAAATTGCTTCACTATCCGTACCAAATTCTTCACCTCCTTCTAGACAATCCAAGAACCATGAATCAAGAGTACCATTATGGACTCCAATAATATGATCATGTTGGAAAGGGTGTGCATTATCTTCATTAACCAAACCAGCAGTAGCCGCTCTGTTGTGGCCAATCCAGCACGTAGCTAGTTGAGACCTGTGCCTGTCATAGTCCTTACGTTTAAGGAATTCATGACTTGGTACAGCCTCTTTAAGAATTGAATTATCTTTCTGAGACAGAGGTGGGAAAATAGAGGCAACGCCTGTACTATCCTTACCACGAACCTCATCAAACTTGAGCATCAAGTCAAAGACTCTCTCATCTCTGGTGGTAAGATCACCAGCAACACCTACTATTCCGCACATACGTTATCTCCTTCGTATTCCTTGAATAATTCTTTAAAATGTTCTACTGTTTGATAGTCCTGAATATGATAATAAATGTCTCCAGCATCAGAGCCATTAAAAATATGACCGTAGTTCTTAGTTTCTGGTGTGTGAGTTAAAGAGGCGTAAACTACATTTGTGTCATCACACCAATCCTCTAAATCAACAAAACTATATTCCCCTATAAACCGTTCAAACTCGTACTCTTCAAACTCCCACTTGTTATTCTTAACATATTCAAGAGGTTTTCTACCTTTACACTCCTTGAAGTCTTCCCAACTTAAACGGGTATACCAAGGTGTAACACCTGAGTAAGTAATAACCCACAACCCAAACCATCTTTCAATATCAGTAATCTCAGGGTCAGATAAAACCTTAACAAACGTCCTCATAGGTACTGAATATGCACCAAATAAAGAAATTCTATAGAAGATAGCCAAACCCATTAAGATATGGGCAGGATATTTGACAAAATCCTCTTTGGTGATCACCAAACCTACTTGTTTAATATATGTTTCCCATTCATTACGATCTTCAAAAGGGCTGTTGGTAAACATATCTTCTAGAACATAATTATAAGGACTATCTTTACTAAAGAAGAATAAATCTAATAGAGTTTCATTATAATAATCATGAAATTTCAACGAGCAAATTAGAACATGCTGATACGCGTAGTCTACTAAGCACCCATAACAAGGTAAACCTGAATGTAAATCTAAAGAAGTCCCATACTTTGAAATAATTGACAAGGTTCTAGGCTCATTCATGATGAGCTTTTGGTTAAAACCTTCATACTCTTCTCTACTAAGACTCATTATATTCTCTCCAAGCTTTATTTAAACTTTCTTCGTAGTTAATAGGTTGGCGAAAACTAATCTCACCGTAATTGTCGTCTTCAATACCACATCTAAACTTCCAAGGTGCTCCATTATACCTTGATCTTACAGTTGAAGTCACTTCTGAAATCATTGGATTACTTAGATTAAGAGATTTCTTTCCTTGTAGTATTAAATCCATATTATGATTTTTAACACTTTGATTCTGATTCAGAATAGAATGGTTACCGTTTAACATAAACCCATACAACCACCACACTTTAAACCAAGGTGGGATATGTTTCAGATCACGTGCAGTAAACATAAGTGAAATAAATTCCCACACGTTTTCATGCGTATCTCTTATGATTTCTTGGACACCTCTGTAGGCCATAAGAAAACTTTGTACATACTTTACAGGGTATCTTTTGTGAATCTCCTCAGGTAAGAAAAGAAAATCATTACAGTCGTATACGAAGTCTTCAATAACCACATGATCAGAAGCTTCAAACAAGTCTGTAACAATATTTTTGTAAGGTGAGTCAACAGAAAAAAGCCACTGCTGGTAATACCCAATCGTATACTCAGGGTTGACATTAAAGAGAAGCCAGTTACCTAGTTTATTCCGTAGAGAATGCCAAGCATATGCATAACAATAATGACCATTTTTAAAGCTGTTCTTTACCTCTAATTGGTCGTTTAATTCTAAACCACCTGAGAAGTCTCTTGTCATTTTCCTGTACTTATCTCTTTGTTCTTTTGTCAGAATCGGGACCATTCCATAACTCCATTAGAAATAGACACAGTAGGGCCCGGCTCGATAGTGTGAGCTGCATCAGGGTGATCTTCAATTACATACATATAAGCTAGTACAGGAAGCTCTTGAGGACGGTCGGTAAACTTGAAGTTAAACAGTTTACGCTTGTACCAGTTAGGGTGACCTTCGAGACCATCTACATTCTTGAGAAGTTCTGCAATATACGTACCTTCTTGCAGTTCATAAGAGTAGATCTCAACCTTAACCTTAGACCCATCCTCTACATTATCATAGACAAATGGGAAACCTCCACCTTCCATGAAAAAGTTGTCACTAACAGAGACAGCCTCACCTTCATAGGTAAAGTCAGACATATAGTATTCGTGATTGCCGTAACCCTGCTTCAGGGTTCCATATACAGCCATATATAATTTCATTGATCTTCTTTCATCAGTTTAGTAATATAATCTAGAACATAGTTATCAACCTGTTCTTCCTCAACCTTGTCATAAACTCCCGTCATGCAGTTGATAGATACGTTATCACTCTTGAACAGAGCAACACAGTCATGAGCACACACAACAGAGCTAGAGGTACACGCTGCACCCATAGCTTGACCTAGATTGTATGCAATACGATTACTTTCATGTTGGTTCTTATTCAAGAGTGAGATGTTAAACATTACTGAGGCACATAAAAAAGCCCCTAACACAAAGATTAGGAGCCCCATTGAGATTTCATGACCTTTGATAATGTACCCGTGTTCCCTATTCATTGGAGATAGTTATACTTAATCCGTCGTGTTTAATATAATTTTTTAAGCACGTCAGTTTAAAGCATATAATATCACTATTCGAGTTGGTATTGAATCGAGTACCTATTACTTCATTGGTTGTCTTTTTATAAACTAACAAGTACACTATCCTAGTGCTTGCATCTATATTATAAGCGAGACAAGGTAAATCCTCAAGAGTTACTTCCTTAGGCCCAGCTTTATTAGTCGTCTCAATCTTCATCATCAGACTCCTCTAAAATTTCATCCAGTTTTTCATTAATAATAGTACGGACCTTATCAATCTCAGGTGACATAATAACCTCTTCACCCACTTCTGAAGCGGCAATCATATACATAGTGTTCTGATTAGGTACTAAAATGTTCAGAGGTACTACAATAAAACATACAACTATAATGTATTTTAAACCTCTTTGAAAAGCGTTATAGGCTGCCAAGTTTTCATCAGTGTCCTGTGCCTGATAGCAATATAGAGAGACAGTAGTTAAAAATGACACTATGATAAAACTAATAATAGCTATAAAGGACATCACCCCTGTAAAACTATTGATTGAGTTGAATACATCAATGAGGTAAATAAGAAAAGAGAGTTCGTTCATTGTATTATACTCCTAGGTGCTGTTGTTTACGTATTTGGTAGGACTCTCTACGAATCTTCATACGTTCTTTGTGTGAGGGGCGGGGGATGGACCTCATTACAATTTTACCCTTAGAGTTTTTCGTAAGAATGTTACGAACCGGGTAATCAGGAATAGGTTTCTTTGAGTCACGGAGACGTTTAGCCGCATCACGACGCACTTTATACAGAATCTTAGTCATAATCAATATACATCCTTACTTTTTTCCAGCCTGCTTGACCTACCGTTATGTAATCTTTGATGAATTGGGGTGTGCCATCGAACTCATCAAACTTAGGTTTATAATAAAACTTTTTATACATAATGTTTTGTGTAATTCTATTAACAATTATGTATACATCTAGAACTTCAGAAGCAGGTTTAATAAGATCAGACATCTCCCCATCAAGAGAGAGACCATTCTCCCGATACAGGAACTGGTCTTGGTCACAGAAGGCTTTAACCAGCTTATGGTCAACATCAAAGGTGGTGATCTCACCAATGATATGCCTCTCAGAGCCTTTGGCGTTAATATACTTCTTATCTAGAACGAGTTTCACAGCAAGTACCTCGCAAGCATGATGATAGATAGGAAAGACAGTAGGTAAATAACATTCTTACCTGTACGAGTGAGGATTTCACCTTTGTTGTGGAAGGTTCCTGAAGGTGTGTTAAAGTGTTTAGGTTTGACTACATTTTCTTCACTGAATGTCATGATTAACTAGTCCTGTTGAGTGTAGTATTAAGTCTCCCCACATATCTTCAGTGAATGCTATTGACACTAATTCATCTGTTGAAGCGGTTGCATGTGCAACTCCATCAGAAACACGTACAATTTTGTACGGAGGGCTTAAAGGTTGTTTGATATATCTATAAGATGCATCAACAACAGGTGTGTAATCTAGTTTCATAACATACTCCTATTTAAATTGGCAACCCCTGAAGGACTCGAACCTTCAACCTGCTGATTAGAAGTCAGCTACTCTTCCAGTTGAGCTAAGGGGTTAAATAATCAGTTTCCTTGGAGACCTTCTTTAGCAATCAGAATATTTGAGTACTCTTCATACCGATACCACTGATTATCATGGTTGATATAACAAGTATCCATAAACTTATATTCAGTAGCCTTACCAGTCATCTGCTCAAAGTTCTCGCATCGGTATTTACTGTGGATGTAGGAGACACCAATAATACCCCCAACTACAATTAAAAAGATACCAATAATCCACATCAACACAATCCATTCTTCTCTATACATAATCTTATCCTTTAATATTAACAATCTGTTTCAATGTGAATCTAATCTTAACAAGCTCATCTTGCGCAGACATCACATCCTCAATATTCTTATATGCAGAAGGTGTCTCATCAATAACATCCTCATCAACTCGACACTCAATACCTTCAACAGCTTTGGCGTGTTCTTCAAGGCTTACTCTACGCTTGGCCTCAGTACGGCTCATAACCCTACCAGCACCGTGTGAACAGCTACAGAAGCTGTCCTTATTACCTAGACCTTCAACAATAAAGGACTTAGCACCCATAGAACCCGGAATGATACCTAGATCACCTTCTCTTGCTCTTACAGCACCTTTACGAGTAACCCATACATTATCACCAAAGTGGTTCTCTTTCTGAGCATAGTTGTGGTGACAATTAATAGCTTCATCAGTTGTGGTGAAGTCTGGCATATCCGGGTGATTGTCTAATGCACGTAGTACTGAGACCATCATGACATCTCTATTTGTTTTTGCATAATCTTGCGCCCAACTGAGAGCTAACAAATAGTCATCGAATATTTCAGTGTTCTCTACGAGATAAGACAAATCACTATCAGGTAGGTATTTATCAATATGATAGCGTTCCATCTCACGCTTAGCTTTTTCAATAAAGAATTGGCCGATCTTATTACCCGGACCACGAGACCCTGAGTGTAACATAACCCACATGAAACCTTCTTCATCTAGGCATAGTTCAATGAAGTGATTACCACCACCAAGTGTTCCTATATGATTGAAGATAGCTTGGTGCTGAATTTTAGGGTACTTAGCTACAATCGCCTCATACTCAGTATTTAACTGCTTAGTTGTTAGTTGGTGATAGATAGGTACATCCTGCCATGCACCCTTATCTGTTTGGATGTTACCATTGTTAGTACGGCCATGAGGTACAGCAGCCTCCATCTCAGACCTGATTGAATGAAGATTGTCAGGGAGTTGGTCAGCCTTAATAGTAGTACGTACTGCCATCATACCACAACCAATATCTACACCTACAGCAGCAGGTACGATAGCCCCTTTAGTTGCGATAACAGAACCAACAGTAGCACCTTTACCCATGTGTACATCAGGCATCACTGCTAGGTGTTTGTGTAAGAAGGGGAGAGATGCAATATTGTGTAGTTGAGACATGGCGCTATCTTCAATAGGCATATTACCTGTGAATGCTTTGATAGCTTTGCCATCTGTAGGTATATAGTTATAACGCATAATAACACTCTCTCTATACTAAGGGTTTCACCCTTGGACCCAACAATACTAGGGTAGCATACTTTTAGACTTTTGTAAAGTTACAAATTAGTAATT